GCCGCATAATTTGATACAACTCCCAGGCGAGTTCATGATCCCCCCGGGCCTCCGCCTCGCGGATGCACTCCATATATGGCGCTGCTAACTCCCGCGCCGCCTTGAGCGTTGCGATATCATCCGCCAGACTCATACTAGCCCCCCGGCACGTGCCGCCGCCCTGAATAGGCGCACGGCCTCGCGCTTAGTGTGGCCATAGTACGCCCGCTCGACGCGGTAGCCGGCAACGATTGCCGCCACGCGCCATGCGCCGTAGTTGTCGCGCCATACGCTCAACGTTAAAGCTTCTCGCATAATTCCCCTCCAATTCTGGCGGGATTCTCCCGCCCTACGCCATACCCTACGCCCTACCGGGCGGGGTGTCAATAGGGGGGCGGGCAACATACCCGCCCCCCGTAGCCGTGCCGCCCTCTAATAGGCGGGCGCCGTGTCGAGCGTGTAGGCGTAGCCGCCCTCCATCGCCCCCGCCGATACGATAGCCGGAGCGTAAGCGTCGCCCTCGCGCCGCATACTATCGAGAAGCGCGAGCGCCGCCGCCGTATGCGCCTCGTACTGGTTGAGCTCGTAGGGGTAGGATAGCGCCACACGTGGCCGCTTGCCCGCCCCGGCTAGGCGGGCAACGATCCGCGCCCCCCTGGTATTTGTTGCGCCGTAATAGCGTGTGAGAATAACCGCATGAGTGCCGCCCGCCGCCGCAGCGGTAGCGTGTACCCTTGCCGGATCGATAGCGTAGTTCTTCATGATTGCACCCCTTCGATACTAGCGCGGCATGGATCGCACGCCGCCACGATTACACCGCCGCACGTGTCGCACGATAGGCCACACCCGCCGCGATGATCCCCGCCCTCGCGGTAGTCTGCCGCGTCGCCATCGAATAGCGGCACGGGGATATTCTCCCCGCCCGCTTCGCCCGATAGCGTCGCCGCATCATATCGGCTATCCGCACACGCCGGGCATAGCCCGCCGCCGTTGAGCGTATAGCCCGCAATAGCCCAGAATTTGCCCATATGGGCGCGGTTATATGTCGCCGTGTAGCCCGCGCTCATGATGCCCGCCCGGTGCAGGATTCGGAGAATACCGCGCCGCTTATGTCGATACTATTTGGCGCGGGGCTAGTCTCGATCCGCAACCAAGCGCCGCACGCCGTGCATGTCGCTTCGGAGTACCCGCCCCGCCCCGTTGAGGGGCGAAGGGGCGAGAATCGCCCTACGGTGTGCCCGGTTGAGCGGCTAGCCGCCCGCGCTTCGCGCCGTAGCCGTCGCGCCGTTGCCAAGTGCAACGCCCGCCCGCGCTCCATCGCGCCGAGCATCATACGGCCGAGCTGCTCAATAGCTGCGGCCTCTTCGATTGTGCCGATCATATATACGCCCTCCATACTATGGGGGCGGGATTCTCCCGCCGCCCCTACAATTCTACCCCCTAGCACGCATAGCCGGCAAGGGGGGCGCACGGTGTGAGCAGCACCCCCAGGGTGCCGAGTAGCAGCGCCGCCCATACGATACGCCGTACCCTGCGAGCGCGGCGCTCCCGCGCTCGATGCTCCGCGATTGTGAGCAGCGAAGCTACGCGATAGCTCCTCATGATCGCGCCCCCGCTTCGTGCATCGCCTCGATGATGATATCGAGCGTGTAGCGTATGGCGTCAAACGTGCGCCCGCTAGCGGTAGGCGCTCCCGCCCCGTGCAGGGCTAGCCCCGCTTCGCTCATCGCCGCCCGCGCCGCTTCGAGTTTCCGCATCGCATCATGGGCGCGGAGAATATCGGAGGCGGCTAGTTTCGCCGCTTCCTCGCGGATCGCGTCGATATCCCCTTTTCTCATGATCGCCCCCCTTCGACGTTGCAGCGGCACGTGTCGCAATGCGCCTCTTGCCCGTACTCTTCGGCGCACGTGTCGCAACCGTAGGGCGCATCCTCTTCGAGTCGATCCGGTTGCGCCTCTTGCGCGGATAGCCCCCCGCCCTTCGTGCCCGTCGCCTCTTCAATGTATAGAGCATCGTGCGCCAGGCACACGCGCAACGGCGGGCAAGAAGTACCCTCAAAGCGGCGCACGGCGTAGGTTGTGAATCCTGGCGCGGCGTAATCGTCGAGCATTGCCCCTAGGCGATCCCCCCGCCCTACCGCGAGGATCGCACGCGCTCGCTTCGCCTCTTCGAGAATTTCGGCACACTCCCCGCACAACCGGGTGCCGCGCTCGGCGGCGTAATAGTCTCCCCTGCAACGCTTGCAGACATAGGCGCGATCCATAGCGTACCCCCTTTGTTCATGGCGGGGATCATCCCCGCCTGGTGCAATCATAGGGGGTGTGTGCGATATGCGCAAGGGGCGTTGCAGAATTTGGTTGCAGCTGTTTGTTCTAATTTGTTCTATTTGAACAGGGGTCTAGGGGCGACGTAGCGGGGCGATAGTGGCGGCGGCAATGCAATCACACCCGGGCGGGGGGTAAATCGCGCAGCGTGGCGCATATGCGGCAATGCGGCCAAAGCTTTATGCGCGGGGTGTACCCGGTTAGGGGTAGGGGTAGCGCCCAGGGTAGCCTCTCAACGGGCGGGGGTATGGTCTACGGGCTAGGCGGGTAGCCCTGCAACGGGTAGGGGGTATCGCCCCTCCCTGCTCCCCCACCCCCCTCGACAAGGCCCCTTGTCCCCCCTCGACAAGGGCGCTTGTCTGGCACGGATTGTGTCATGGTCTGGCACGGATTATGTCATGCCCCCCTCTCCCCGTAGCAGTTTGAGAGCGGGGGGCGTGCGGGCTAGGAATACCCAACCCCGCAATGAACACCCCTTCTGATAAGGCCACCCCCCTTTTGAGAAGGCTTTCACCCCATTCTGTTAACGCAGCTCTGTTAAGTTGTGCTCGACAGCGTCCCTCATAAAGGTTAAGACATCTTAATGATGTTATTTTTGACATAAACCCCCCGTTTTTCTGGTTATATGGGGGAGACACAGAGGGGGCCACGAACTCATCCTCCTGCCCAGGGTCTAAACTAAACTAGAGTTCGTACCTCCTGGCCGCTAGGCCAGGTTAAGAGGGGGATACCCCCAAGGAGTTTAAAATGGCAACACCAAAGCGTCCGCAGTTGGACAAGATGAGCCCAGGCGAGGGCACGACAAAGAGAAAGATTAACTACCAAACCAAGGCGGCAAACCCAGCACTTGGTCGGATGAATGACGTACGCTACGGAAAGATTAGCGGTAAGGTAGCAGACCGTATGAATGCTGATTTTGCCTACGATAACAACCCAGCGAACACGAAGGCGATGCTGAAGCGCGAGCGGGTACAGACTACTGCTGGAAAGAACAGCATCTACGCCAACCGAAATTATGACCGCAAGGGCGGAAAGTAATCATGGCAAAGGACTTTGATTTCAAGAAGGATGGAAAGAAGCAGAAGGCGTTCCGAACGCCGATGCTCAATGCCAAGGTAAGCCCAGGTCAGGCTCGTCTTGCAGGAAAGCAAAAGCAGGAACTGGCCAAGAATCCAAACGGCAACTCCTATGGATTTGACGTTGGAGCTCTTTCGTTTGCTCTTCCACTTACCAAGGTGGCCAAGGCCGCTAACGCGCTTAAGGCTGCTGGTAGGATTGAAGAGGCAACGGCTCTCTCTGCTCGACTTGGGGCGAAGACTGCTGGGAAGTTCTTTGGAGCGAGCGAACGTGGAATTGCCACGGATCGCGCCATTGATGTTGGCGGTCGCGCACGAATGGCATCTGAGAGGGTGTTTAAGCGACTTCCAAATAATAGCATTCCAGGCTCTACTCGCACTTTTGACACCTATGCTGATCCGCTCCTAGAGGGGGCTGAACGATTCAAGGGCAAGGTGAGTCTTGACACTCTGATTCAGGGATCAAAGTCTAGGTCTGGTATGAATCGAGTAAAAGTTGCATCAGAGGTAGCAAAGGGACTTTCTAAGTACAGGAAACCAAAGGGCCGCTAATAGTTACAACGCTACCGATTCAGAGGGGGTCGAATGTCCAAAGCGATCACGAAATACGTCAATCGCTGCAAGGACATCCTCGGGTTGGGGCATTGGACGGTCACGGTTGGAGCTGGCGCTCCGCCTGACGATTCCTGGGCTGACGTAGAAGTCAGCACGAACCTATATAACGCCACCATCCGCTTCTCTCCAGATCTCTGGAAGCAGAAGAAGGACGAGATCCGACGGGTGGTAGCGCACGAACTCATCCACCTACACCAGGCAGGGGTGGAGCGACTCGTGGAGTCGTTGGAAGAGTCGCTGGGATCAGCGGCCCATAGCATCCTCAGCCACGTATGGGATGTTGAAACGGAGCGAGCGGCTGACTCGCTTTCCGTACCTCTCGCTCGGCTGCTGCCGATGCCGAGCATAGGAGAAGACTAATGCCATTGAAGAAGGGTTCGTCACAGAAGACGATCTCCACGAACATTCGTATGGAGATGCACAAGGGTCATCCACAGAAGCAGGCGATTGCGATGGCGCTCTCTGCTGCTGGGAAGTCCAAGAAGGGCAAGGTCGTCGTTAAGGGTGGTGTTGCTAAGGACCAGAAGGGTCTAAGCAAGACTGCCCAGAAGCGCCACGAGAAGGCAGAGCCACGACGTAAGAAGGTCATGGAGACCAAGCGATACGGGGCGTCCTAATGCCAGCAAAGCCAGGTCTCTACGCCAACATCAACGCCAAGCAGAAGCGGATCGCCGCTGGCTCTGGCGAGAAGATGCGGAAGCCAGGCAGCAAGGGCGCCCCTAGCGCCAAGGACTTCAGGGACTCCGCCAAGACAGCAAAGAAGAAGAAGTAACCCTTGTCTAAGTTCACCTCAACCAGGGTCATCAACAGCCGCTGGCGAAACAATGATTTCGTTGGCGAAGCTGGATCTACCCATACGTTCCCAGATGCGTTCCATGAGGAGTTCCTCGTGGACTGGGCGCGTCAAATTGCCGATGGCTCGATTGTCATTACCGAGACTCCGACGACGGGAAACATCCAGGCATCTAGCCTTACGGTTGGCAACATTACCCTTACTGGTTCAGCCACTGGAAACTTTGGCGGATCGGTAATTATTGGCACATCGCCAATCAGCGTCTCCACTGCCTCTGGAACGTCAACCATTAGCCTTAACGCCAACTACCAGACCGCAGGAAGTTATGTAAATAAAACTGGCGATACCATGAGTGGCCAGTTGTATGTTTCCTCAGCCACGACCACAACCACTGTTGGCTTTGGCGACATCATTTTTGCTAAGAATACCTCGTATGGATCCATTGCAGTAAATGCACCAGGCGACAATCTCCACATTCGATCTAAGAATGCAGTTGAGGTTATATCGCAAACTGGACCAACCCCAGTAAGTCTACGAGCAAAATCTATTGGAGTAAACTCCAGCACCACATCTCCAACGCTTGTAGACGATGGCATCACGTTTGGTGATGATGTCAATCTCTACCGATCAGGAGCAAATGCCCTAAAGACCGATGATGCCCTTGAGGTTGTCGGAGCACTCACCAATGGTGGAACCTCAGTCAGCCTATCAACTCACACCCATGCTGGCATTGGTGTATCAAGTGTTAGCGGAACTTTGCCAATTACTACAAGCGGAACAACCGCTGTTACCGTTGCAATTAATCAGGGTTCTACAAGTTCAGCGGGAGTCTTGCAACTCACGGACTCAATCAACAGCCCTAGCACGACGACGGCAGCAACACCAAACAGCGTTTACACACTAGGCGGCATCGTTGATGGCGTAATCGGCAACGTTGACAACCTCACTACTAATGTCAATGGCAGGATTTCGGTTAGCACTGTCACGGCTAAGGGCGATCTTATTGTCGCTTCTGGTAATGCAGTAGTAGCTCGACTTGGCGTTGGGACAAATGGACAAATCCTTACTGCCGACTCTTCTGCTACGAACGGTATTAAGTGGGCCACTGTTGCCGCTGGCGGAGTTGCAAGCGTTAGCGGTACCGCCCCAATTACCACGAGCGGAAGCACTGCCATTACCGTTGCAATCAACCAAGGTTCTACTAGCGCGGTTGGTGCTTTGCAACTGACTGACAGCGCCAACAGCACCAGCACGACAACGGCGGCTACGCCAAATGCTGTATTGCAGTCAATGAAGAACTACCAAGCAAGCGCATACAACAGCACCACGCGTATCGGCAATGTTCCAAGTTGGTATACATCAACTAACCTCCAGACCGCCACTTCAGGTAGAGTTGAACACACAAAGCACATTCCAGAGAGAAACTTCACAGTGAGCAACCTTTCTTTCATTTGTGGCACAGCAGCGTCTGGCGTAACGGTTGCAAGGTTTGGAATCTACACACGAAGCGGCACAACCTTCACACTCGTCGCTCGTACTGCAAATGACACAACAATCTTCAACGCGAACGGCACACGCTTTACAAGGGCGCTTGATACAACAGGTGGGTATCCAGCCACCTATGACTTTGTTGCTGGGAACGAATATTGGGTTAGTATAATCATTGTTGCAACAGGAGCGCCGACATTCGTTATTGCGTCAACTGGAAACACTACCACTAACGCTGCTTTTGGTGCGTACTCTTACGCGCAAACAGGACAAACAGACCTTCCAGCAACTTCAACTGGTACCAGTGGCATTGGTCGTTTTTATTCAGAGGTTTCATAATGACAGTCATCATCGAACCAGCCGTGTATGATCCAGTAAACGATGAGTGGGTGCAGATTGTGCGCGATGCGGAGACTGGCACAATCGTCGGCACCAATACGCGCAAGACGCCATTTGATGAGGAGGCCCCAGAGTGACTGACCTGGCACCAGTCCTGACTGGTTGCCATGTTTGCCGAAGCCCGCTGGTTGAGGCAGTAAACAAGAAGATGCGCGACGGAATGTCCGATGTGCAGCTTTCTAAATGGCTTGCAGACGCTGGACATTACATCTCCCGCATCACTCTTGGCAAGCATAAGCGTGACCATCTCACCGAAGACCACGAACACAAGCGCATTTCCGCAGTAAAGCACCTACAAAAGCAGAAGAAAACCATCAAAGCAACGGGCGATCTAGCAATGCTGGTGCGAGACTACGTACATAGTGCGGTACAAGAGGGCGATTTGACGCCAACGCTGGCAGAAGGCCTTCGCGCACAGGAAATGATTGACCGACGCCAGGAGAAGGGCGCAGATCGAGAGGTTGCGCTGCAACTGGCGGGGATTCTTGGTGGCGGAGCCACCTATCAGATCATTGAAGCAACAGAAATCAAGCCATTAGGGGTCGGAGGGGAAGAATGATTGCGGTACGCAGCCTTATTGAGCGCATTTCTACTGATTCTAACGACAAGCGTCGCACGAGCAAACCCAAGTACGCTCGTCACGCAGACGCAGGACCTGTTCATCCAACTAAACGAGCCATCGCACCTGATCGTCGACACCGTGTACTGCGGGGATTTGACGCTGAACTGGTGCGAGACTGCGATTGATTCGCAACTCTGGATCTACGACGAGGCTGGAACACTTCGATGGAAGGATTAACAAATGCAATATAAGGTCAAGTCGCAACTCTACGCCGATGTTGAGGCCCAACTAAAGGGCAGCAAGCAGATTCTGGATGACTGCACCTGGTCGTCTTGCGCTGCCGCAGTGTCGTGGGCTTCTGGGTACACGGTGGACTACACCGCCGCCCAGGGCGTTGCCGCGTTTGAGAAAGCGACTGGCCGTAAGGACAAGCAGGGTGTCAGCGATGCTGGTGGGTCTCTTGCCGAAGCGGTCAAGACCATTGCAGTCCTTGGTGGCAAAGCTCGCTACGCGAAGTCGTGGGCTGATGCTGTTGCTGCCGCGAAGGGCGGAGCCGCGCTTATGGTTTGGGTACAGCAGCCAATTGGCTACCCAGATGTCAAGATCAGCGCATGGCACGACCGCTGGAAGAAGTGGTGGACAAAGACTAACCCAGCACACCTAAAGGCTGGCTACGGTCACATGACCAGCGCCGCGTGGTGTGAAGATCATGGCTGGCAGTGGGCGTGTCCAACCCGCGACGAGAAGGTCGCAGCCGAGAAGTACGGCGTGCCAGTTACCGAGGAGCAACTCAAGCAGATTGCCAACAGCAAGGTCAAGGCTGGAAAGCTTGCCGCCGACTACAAGGCGCTCTTGATCGTGACGCACCCAGGAAAGGTCGCAGCACCTGCACCAGTCGTTGCTCCAGTAGTTGCGCAAGTGGCTCCCACAATCAATGTAGAGGCACCTAGGAAGCACGTAGAGGTTCCGAAGGTAGAATCTGGTACTAAGACACCATCCGAGTTGGATAGTGCGGTAAAAGCCCTGGAAAAGGTCGACTGGGCATCAATCGGAGCGAAGGGTCTAGCTCTGGCAGGAGACGCGGCTGAGGCCGCGAAGAAGGAGAAGACCATTATGGGCAAAATTGGCGCATGGCTAAAGTACATCGCAGACAACAGCAAGATTGACGAGATGCTGCTTGATGCAGTTCGGACGTTCCTCACCGTGTCGATCTCGGTCGCACTTGGTTTGGGCATCCCGCTTCTGGACATCAACGGCGGCGACTTCCGCACCATCGTGAGCGCAGGCTTGGCGTCTGCCCTCCAGATTGTCGTCAAGGCGCTTGATCCTAACTCCACTGAGTACGGCATCCAGAAGAAGAAGTAATGTCCGACAAGTGGGTCTATGTCGGTGGGACATTTGACCTCTTCCACGCAGGACACATCAACTTCCTCAGCAAGTGCGCGGAGTATGGCAAAGTAATTGTTGCCCTCAACACAGACCAGTTTGCTGCTCGGTACAAGCGGCGACCAATCCTCTCTCTTGCAGAACGATACGATGCGCTGGATGCGTGTCGATTCGTGGACAAGGTGGTTGTCAACATTGGCAACGAAGACAGTTGGGTCACCATTGATGCGATGCAGCGTGATTGCAAGATCAAGTTCATTGCTCACGGTGATGACTGGACTGGCGATAGCCTTTTAGCCCAACTCAACATCAGCCAGCATTGGCTAGACACCAAAGATATCTCAATGCTGTACATTCCATATACCGCTGGTATCTCTACTAGCGACATTATAGGGAGAATCAATGGCGAGCATCACCGTAGTGGTAATTGCTCATGCGGACTCGGAGAACCTTGTTCGTATCCTGGAATTGCTTGGGAAGCAAACCCAGAAGCCTGATGAAATCATTGCTCTCTGCTCTGAGATTGATCTTGAGGGCGTTTGGCAGCAGTTTCCGTGGGTCAGGTTCTACGAAGAACCAAACCTCAACGACTGGGGTCACAACAAGAGGGCCAAGGGGCTTGACCTGGCGACATCTGAATACATCGCGTGGTTTAACCACGACGACTCCTACGACCAGACCTTCATCCAAGAGATGATGGAATCTGCATCAGGTGGCGCGGATGTGCTATACTGCGGTTGGAACAAAAATCACAACCCATCCTTTGCCCTTGGGCAATCCACCTCTGGCAACTACATTGCCAAGACCAGCTACGCTCGCAAGGCTGGCTACACCGACCGCCACTACGAAGCGGACGGAACCTTTATCAATCGACTAGCCGCACTTGGCGGCAAGATTGAGTTCCTGCCCAAAGTCCTATATTTTCATAATGAGGTGAAGTAATGCCCAAAAGCGCCGCATGGCAACGCAAAGAAGGTAAGAGCGCAACTGGTGGCTTGAACGCCAAGGGACGCGCTTCCTACAAAGCACAGACTGGTGGCACACTAAAAGCCCCAGTCAAGAGCGGAGACAATCCGCGACGTGCTTCTTTCCTCGCCCGCATGGGCGGTATGCCTGGTCCCGAGCGCGACGAGAAAGGTCGACCGACGCGCTTACTCCTGAGCCTTCAGGCTTGGGGTGCCAGCAGCAAGACGGATGCCCGTGCAAAGGCAGCCGCGATCAGCAAGCGCAACAAGGCTTGAAGCAACTAGCAAATGAAGTTGCGGTCGATCTGGCTCGCGGTCGCTCTGACATCGAGTTCTTTGCTCGCAGGTGGCTTGGCATTGAGGGGAATCCAGGACAGGTTGCATGGTGGAAGTCCTGCTCCGAGCGTGACGAATCTGGATATCGACCGAAATACATCACAACAGTCGTATCCGCTGGCAACCGTGCGGGTAAAACGATGGCAATGGCGGTGGTCTGTTTCCACCACGCCTTGTACAAACTGGGACTTCCAAACCCGAAATATGGTGATCCCAAGTCCCACCTTGAGTGGCTTGATTCACCCTACGATTGGTTTCACATTGGTATTCAGCAGGAGACCGCAGAGCTAGTCTTCCGAGAGATTGAGACCATCCTCACTGGCCAACATCCAGCCCAAAAAGGTCGCGGTTGCCCAATGGTCAGGGAACTTGGTAAGATCGTAGAGACAACCAAGAAGTATCGAGGTGAGTATCCATGGATTAAGTTCAATCCCATTGTTGGTGGGGCAAGCATCCACTTCCGCACCACACAGGATCGAGCGAAGGCTCTCCTCGGTAAGGACATGAACGGTATCTCGTTCGACGAGGCGGCGTTTGAGCCACACTTGTTGATGATCTACCAAGAGGTACTCAACCTACGACGACTCTCCACTGGCGGTCCACTCCACTTCATTGGAACGCCGACCGAGGGATTCAACGAATACGCGGATCTTTGGGAAAAGGGTAATCCCGACAACCCAGCCCGCGACGATAAGTTCATTTCGTTCCGATTGTCTACACGGGACAACATCGGATACGGGTTGACCCAGGAGAACTTTGATGATGTCGTTCGGCAGCAAGCCGAGTACCTCATCCCCCAGAACATTGACGGATTCTTCATTGAGGCTAGGGACGCATTCTTCTGGTCCCAGTCCATTCAGGCGGTATTCAAATCAGGAGTCGAAGAGTTAGGCCCGACACGTCACCATAAGTATGTCCAGGGTGTAGACCCAGGGATTTCACATGACGCAACGTGGGCGATTACACTCGACATCACTGACAGAAAACTCCTTCGCGGCACGCGGATTAGAAAGCGTGGCGGCAAGCAGAGCATCTCTGCCGTCGTGAACATGGTCCGCGAAGGACACCTACTCTACCAACAAGACGGTGCGTACTGCACCACCATTGTCGATTCCACAGGACTCGGTGGACGACTATTTCAGCAGGAGTTCAGCATCATCCGCCCGCTCCGAGGATTTGACTTCGGTGGCACTAAGGCGAAGAAGGTGGAACTCCTCAATGAATTGAAAGCGGTCCTAGACAAGGGACAAATCGAACTGCCAACTGGCGGTGCGTGGGATGAGATGCGAAGGCAACTCCTCACCTACAAATTGGATGATAAGAAGCTGGAGCAAGATGCAGTGATGGCACTGGCCATTGCTGTGCGACACGCTTTGCGAAACCCAGAGAAGCCCGTGAACGATCCAGTGTTCACATATTTTGGAGTGAGTGACTGATGGCCGACAAGGTACGAAAGATCCCGCGTGCGTTCCAGGGAACGAGGGCGATTCCAGCGCAGTACACGACTGACCCTGATATTGCCACGCCTGAGCAGATTGCCTCCATTGGCACTGCCAATGCCAAGGCACGAAATATTGCCAAGGGTAATAACGCTACTGCCCCAGCATCCACTGCTGCTCCAATTAGAACCAACCTTACTGGCGGTCAGCCAAACCTGCCACAGGTCAAGGGCAAGCCGATCAGCACGACTCCTGCTGGTCTTATCTCAACAAGCAAGCCAAATGTTGACGCTGGTGCTGCGTTTACTGCTGGTCTCAAGGGTGCTGCTGGTAGCGAGAACGAATCGCTCTTCAGCAAGCCAAACCAGAATCCTCTTCCAACAGATGCCGCGCCAAAGAAGAGCCGAGTTGTTGATGCGCTTGACCGACTTCGAGCAACGGCAGAATACTTCAACGGCAGCAATGTAAGCGGTGGTGCGGGGAAGCCAGCACGACAGACGCCAAATAAGACGACGACTCGCGGTACGGTTGCGACCTCTCCATCAAAGGTCAATGTCTCTGGTGGACCTGGAGCACCTGCTGCTCAAACGCCAAATAGTCCGCTCACGCGAGCGCGAATCAAGGAATTGCTCAACACGCCACGGGCGCAGAGCGTTGGCGGTGAGATTGCCACAGCACCAGCGGCAGTCAATGCAACCAGCAAGGCTCCAGTAGTTCGCACGATCAAGCCCAACTTTGAGAAGCTCACCCTTGGTGAACAGGCTTCGGTTAAGATGTCTGAGACCGCGCTCAGTGGACAAGGCATTGATCCAAACCAGAACGAAGAGCATCTGCTTCTTCAAGAGATCCTTGGTCGAAAGCAGTTGGTGGAGCCAGAGCAGAACCGACTCCGCTCGCTCTTCCGCCGCATGGACAACCTCTATCACCCAGAAACCATCACCCTTGGCGGTGCTGACCACTGGGCAGAGGATCCAGGTGCGCGACTTGCTGGTCGAGCACACGTCTCGGTCAACATCCATCATGCCTATGTTCAGATTCCAGCCTCTATTCAGGCTGTGCGACCAGTTATCAATTACGTTCCAACTGGACCAAATCCAGAAGATCGAGATGCCGCGCAGATGCGCGAGCGTCTATACTTCCGCTGGTGGGATGCCAACGAGATGGACCTGCTCCACGAGCACGCTGCGCTTCTCAAGGAACTCTATGGCCATACGGCGGCAAAGGTGTACTGGGATCCAGTTGCCGAACTACCAAAGATCAGCGTCATTGAGCGACCAGAGAACCTCTACCTTGGCTTCGGTGATAGCGACTTCAATCGCCTAGACTGGGCGCTTTACTGCTACGGGATGTCGCCACAGTCGGTTCAAGAGGACTACGGCGTGGATGTTATCCCCGTCAAGCAGGGCGACAAGTATTTCCCATACACGACTCGTGGCACGCATGATGATCCAATTGGCAACGTGTGGTCCAACACCTTTGAGCGCAATCCGCTCCGACGCGAGACTGCCTACGAACAGATGCAGGTCGAAGTCTACGACTACTGGTACAAGGTGCCAACCAAGCCAGGTAAGGCTCCGCTTGTGTACAATGCCATCTTCGTCGGCAACACCATGGTAAAGAACGACGCGCACCCTGAGTATCAGGGGAAGATTCCGTATGTTCACCTGCCAAACGGCAAGATCCCTGGCAGCCCATACGGTAAGCCAGCACTCTACGATGCCGAGCAACTGCTCCGCGAGAAGGACGAGCGAGTCACCGCCATGGCGCAGATGATTCAGTCCATCGTCGGTGGGCAGATGTGGCAGCTTGTTGGACCAGAGGCTCCTGATGAGGTACCGCCAAACGCGCTACCAAAGCCAGGTCGCGTCGCAACCCCTGGCCCTGGCAACGAACTCCGTGCCATCCAGCCGTTCATTCCTTCGTTCCAGATTGAGCAGTACATTGGTCGTATCGACCGAGAACTTGCTGTGGCAACTGGTTTGAACGACCTACTCCTTGGTCTTGCGCCCGCGCAGGTACTTGGTTCGTCACGAGCCATCGCTGCGCTTATCGCTAACTACGAAGCACGCCTTGCTCCTAAGCGCAAGGTGTTCTACCAGTGGATGCGACAGGTCTGGGAAATGTGCGCCCGCATCTGGGAAATTAAGAACCCAGCCGTGCAGCAGATCATTGGCGGAGAATACCGTATTGATGTTGTCGCCCCAGAACTGACGCCACGAGACACGCTGGAACTTGCCAGCACCGCGATCAACCTTGTCCAGAACCGACTGTGGAGCGCCGAGCGTGCCATGGATCGCGTGGGCGTGGAAGATCCGATTGGCGAGAAGGATCTCATCCGCGATGAGCAGACTGACGCAACGCTGAACCCTGCATCCGTTGCAACGATGGCTCAGGTCATGCAGCAGATGCAGCAGATGCAAATGCAGGGACAGGCCCAAGTCCAAGAGCAGGCAATGATCACCCAGCAGCAGGCTGAAAATGCCCAGCGCACGATGCAGCAGGGTGTTCCTGGAAGCCAGTCCTTAAACCAGCCAGAGAATCAGGCGCAGTTGCCGCCTGAAGCTCTGCCAGCAAACGCCGCAGCGCCAGGATCAGAGAACCTGCTCCCAGCGCCGACTGGCACCAATGAGGTACCTGCATAATGGCACGACGAGGACGATTCACCAGCCCGAATTCTGGCGGACAGAACCTTACCGCGCTGATTACTAGCCTTTTGCGCGAGCGAAACTCCGCAGAGGAGCAGGCGCTGCTCAATGCCTATCGAACTGGAACTGCTTACAATGGCACCGTTCCAACCGCTAGTGACATTCAGGCGTTCTACGACGATTGGGCAAGGAATGCTGGCTACTCCGTAGGAACGCTAGAGTATCAGGCTATCGTCCAGAAAAAGTCCGAACTCAACAACTATGATATTAAGAAACAATACAATACTCTGATCAATCAATTTAACGATAGCAATGGCTCTAACTATGATAAGATTGCAAGCTTCCTAAAGAATGAAGCAAGTAACTCAAGCGATCCACAGGATCTTGAGACTTACGCAAGCGCAATGAGTGACATCAATAAGTCCTACATTGGCTATCAGGGTGAGGCCCTTGGTCGAGGTGAAATCACCGCTTCTGAGTATCGGGCGCTTGCTGCCGAGATCATTGCTAAAATGGACCCAGCAGACCCAAAGCGTTATGAGACGCTTGTCAACGCCTATACTTACGAGTGGAACGCCGAGAAGAGCAAGTGGGATAATCGACTGCTTGCTGGCACCATCAATGCAAATCAATACGCTAACTGGGCAAAGGGATTCCAGAGCGCGCTTCTTGCCGCTGGGATCAAGAAGGACAGCATTCTCTATACTGCGGCTGGCGCCGCACAGGTAACAGCAAACAGTGGCGGTGGTCCTGGTTCTGGCTCTGTCGTTAAGACTAGGATTGACGCAACGCTCAAGGAAATTGACGATATCGTTGATGTCGCCCTATCCCTAAACCCAGTAGGAAAACCCCGATCAATTTCAGAGATTAATGCAAGTGGAAAGGATAGCCTTAAGGCCCTTACTGATGACCCAGCTTTGATTCTCATGCTTGGAGATGCGCTTGATCAAAACCCAAATGGCTTCCCAGCCCTTGCAGCACTGGGGATTACAGATAGCGCAAGTCTAAACATTTACTTCCAAAGTAGACTAGAGAGTGGTAGAGCAGACGCCAATCTTCTTTTGTCAACTGGCGGTCCAGATTATACTCAACCGTGGTATGACGCTAGTAATTCCACTGGGGCATTGTCCGAACTTGCCAAGTTTGACTTCCAAAGCACGAAATGGCTTAGGGATGTTGCTGCGGCCAAGGGAGACGCCGCAAAGATTCAGGAACTCAATAGTGAATGGACCAACTATCTTTCTGGCGGGGATTCTAAGTATGGTTCTCTTAATGGATATAATCTTCCAGACCAATTTAAGACACTTGCTCAGAATGAACTTGACGCCATGACTGGTGTTTCAGACGGAAGCCTGACTACATTAAGCCAAACTGTCAACGCAGACCTTCCACTTAACTTTGAGACGGTGAAACAGGACAAAGAAAACTTTGATGCAATGAAGTCTGGTCAGGGTCATCAGGTTTGGAACAAAGAAAATCAAGAGTTTGAGTTTGTTGCTGGTCGACCTATTGGTAGAACGGAAACTGGAAGTTACCAGTTTGTAGAGTTCTCCAGGGTTAACGGAGAGATTGTAGCTTATGTGACATCAATTCAGGGAACAAAGATTTCTGACGCAAAAGGAGATCAGATTGGATGGCTGTACGATCAGCAGAATGGTTCTGCCCCTATTATCACCAATCTTAAAGGTCAACTTATTGAGACTCCAGAATCTGGTTTGAATGGAAACGAGGCTTCTGGATTTGCTCTTCCAGACGGTGCAACTTTTAATGTCAGCGACAAGCAGATCCCGCGTTACAGCACTGTTAAACTAGCAGTTGAAACAAAGGTTCCATTTACTGGAGATTTCAGAAGTGAAGGTGGCATTGATCGCAATAAAACAGAGTTGGTTCTTTCGCCAGACGATCTTCGAACCGCATCTGGTCTAGTTGCCAAAGTTCTTCCAGCCCTTGGTGGGGACGCCATGGCTGGTACGAACATCGCACAGTCGGTTCTTGCCGACGCTGACAAGATTCAGGTTGGCCAGATCAGCGAAACTCCAGCTGCAACTACCCCCGCAGGACGAGCAGAGATTGCTCGACTTTCTGGAAACAAAGACCTAGAGAAAGCCTGGCTATTCATTGAGGCAAACAAGGATAAGTTAGAGATCGTTAACGGCGGATACCGATGGAAGGCTGGAACCCCAGAAGCAACCCAGCCACGATCTGATGCGCTTGGAATGGCCGCAGCATTTGCTGCTCCAGCATTTGCCGCTGGCGGATTCACTGGCGTTGGTGCCGTTCCAGCAGCAGTTGGCGCTGGTATCGTTGGCTTTGCTCAGGGTCTCCTTCAGGGAAAGCAAAGCCCACTTGACACGATTAGTGACATCAACAGAACAATCCTCAATCAAGATCCTGCCATGAAGAAACAACGTGAACAGTTTTATTACTCTGCGCCAGTTATTGCGCCAACTACAAAGACTGCAGCAATGCCACTTGAGGATCGTTTCTTCAGGAAGATTAATCCACCAGCAATCCCACAGACCCCTGGTATTCGACCAGGTATTCCAGACGTTAGCGTAATCGGTCCAAGGCCAGCAATCCCATCCCCAAGAGTTCCATCAGTTAATCCAATGACGCAGAAGTATGAGTCTGCTGCGTTTAAGGGAACTCTGCCAATTGTTCAGAGTCCATCAACAGTAAGGAGAGGTGGAAAGTAATGGGCGGAGTTCTTGGGCCAAAGAACGGTTCATCTGGCGGTGGGTCCCCGCTTACCCAAAACAATCCATTCTTTAAACCGACCGAGCAAAAGACCATTACTTCAGCGGGTAAAATTTCGATAAGCATTGCCGACCCGTCAAATACCATTAAGAGTTCCATCGGAAATACAAGCAATGCCATCGTTGGTCTAGGCAAAGGGCTTGTGTCCATTGCTGAAAATCTTCCGATCCTTGGTGGCATCACCAAGCCAGTGATCGGTGCTGTTGGTACTATCGCTGATGCAACGATTGGTACTGGTGTCCGCGCCCTAGAAGGCGTTCGAGTTGATATTGGCGGAAAAAAGAATCTTGCAGAAGTTGCAGGAATTCCATTGGATATCGTTGGCGGCGCCCTTGAGGGCGGGCTAACTGTACTCGGTGCGCCTGTTCGCTTTGTTGGAGAACAAGTTGCTGGCGCCAGAATCCGAGAGACCCAGAGCGGAAATAGAGGATTTGCTACGACAATCTTTGGCGATGCTCCGCAGGCAGCCGTTGACTCTGTACGGGCTGGCGGTTCCATTGAGGACGCCGCACGGCAACTGGTGAAAGATGGCAAGGGTTTCTCGGAAGATGGAGCCATGAACTTCATCTACGAGATGCTCCTAGACCCAACAAACATCATCCTTCCTGGCGTTGGCAAGTTTGCCTCAATTGGCAAGGAAGCCATGCTTCTCAATGCAATGGGAGAGTCAAAGCTTCTCGGCCTTGCTACTCAAGCTGCTAAGTCTGGTAATAAGGAACTTGCTGCTGGTTACCGCGCCCAAGCTGAATTCCTGCAGAAGTGGGATTGGGCTGGCGGAATCTATAAGGCTACCCTTGGTCAGGTCAATGGATCTGCAAGGAAACTTACTACAAACATTGTCAAAGAAGTTGCCACTGGTGCACTTCAGGCATACCGACCACGAGTCATTGACGGATTCCTCAACGATGTGACGGCCATTGGTGGTCGTGAACTTGCAAATAGGGGTCTGACTAACCATGCTGCAACCTTTATGAATGCAGTAAAATCTGGTGCAATTCGAGCGAAGACCGCCATTGTTGGATCTGTTTCCCGTGACTTCTCGGATAACATCATCAGCAATATTATCAAGTTGACAGAAGAGGGAAAAACCAAAGCGCAGATCCTAGCCACCGCTGCTGGTCAAGAGGGAGATAACCTTGGCAAGATTCTTATTGATCTAAATGTACCAAAGAAGGTTGTTGACGACCTCTTTGATGGAATTTCTGTTGGACTTAAAAAGAAGGTTCGCGGAGATGAACTACGTCGCAGACTAGTTGACCAGAGGGATCAGGTCCAGACATTTGTTGCTAATGCTCAAGTGCGAAGGCAAAAGGATATAATCACTAGGGTAGCAAAATATAAGGTTGAACTTGACGCCCGCCTTGCAACCGAAGACGGCATCCGCGTCATTTCCGAAGCAAAGCTTGATCGAGTACCAGCGGCAAGCAATCCAACGGTTGGCATCCAGGAACTGACGCAAGATCTTGCTTCTGGATTTGGCATGAAGCAGGATGAGGCGCTCAAACTAGCCGAGTCACTGTTTGCCAAGCACAAGGGTGATGTTGCCGCACTTACGGATATCCTTTCTTTTGCACGAAGCGCCAACCTTGGACAAGCAATGCGCGAACTTGGCAGTCTTCGGAGTTTGCTTAAGGGTAAGGTTCTTCGCGTTGGAAAGAAGGATATTGACCTTTCCAGAATCACCATTACGTCAAGGCGCAGCATTACTCAAAGTGACACTAAGAAAATTCTTGCTCGCATTGATGAACTCAAGGCAGTTGTTCGATCTAAGGGTAGTGGTGCCGCTGCCGCAAAGAAAGAACTAGATGCCATCTCCGATAATCTTGTTTCCAACTATGACGAGTTCGGCGTTTTTGCTGGAACTGGCGGAACTCACACGCGAGATAGTGTCTTTGAATATCTTGAAAAGATTAAGAGGAGAACAGTCAGAGAGGTAAGTTCAGAAGAAAGAAGCGCAATTCTTGCAGCAGCAGCAAAAGACCAGAGCTTTGCTCAAATCAAAAACGTTGAAGAGCGCCTTCTTGCTATGGGATATCGTCTTGGCATTGCCCCAGAAGATGGACTTGCCACTATTCGTTCTCTTGTAACTGATCACCACGGTCGAGAGAAGATGGCAGAAGTGCTCACTCCGTTCTCCGATATGATTGACAACGTGGACACTAACCTAAAGGGAACTGGTGCATTTGACCAAGCCATTGCAAATGAAACCCTTCGTCCAACCAAACTAGGTAGGATCTGGAGTTCGTTTACTAGGGGGTACGGTTCAGAGATTACCAAGAACAACATCGTTGAGCGGTTCGTCACTGGCATGGTGTCAAAGACTGGCATCTCCGTCAACGCATCCAGAAGGATCATGTCTCGCGTTACTTCCCTTGCCGCCGAGAAGGGTATCCAACCAAAGGCACTCTTCCTTGACCGTATTGAGGTTGAAAAGATCTTTCGAGAAGAAATGGGCGATGCTTATGGTAGACTGGCAGAAAGCGGAAGCACTCCGATTAAGATGATCATTGATGCTGCCGCTGGGGATCTATCTTCTGCTGGCCTTACCTCTGGATTCACTGGTAGGGTCAAGGCAATCTTCCCAGAAATCACCGTGATCACAGACCGACTCTACCCAGAAGCACGATTTGGTCGGCTGAACCCGTTTTTCAACCTTGTTCTTGAGCGTGCAGAAACTAACATCATGAACACCGTCCACAACATCCGAAAGGAAGTTGCCATTGAGGGACTTGCTGATGTTCGTGGTGCATATCTACGTAAGGCACACCTTGATCCACGAAATGTCAACCGAGAGATCAATGATGGAATGATGAATATGCGCGCACGAGCAGTCAGAAGCATGACTGCGGCCATCGAAGCTTCTCCGTCATTTAAGGAGCGTATTGCCAATCGGATTCTTGCACTCAAAACTGGTGGACTTAAGGGTGCAACAGAAGGACTCGTCACGAAAGATGGTGTCAAGAAAGCCTTCTCTATTGATGGAGTAAAGTCAGCAAAAGAAGTGTCTCGTGACGTAACATCCGATCAGTTTGCCATGCGTGAAATTCTTGACAACATTAACCGAATGGCTCCAGATAAACTTAATGTTCTTGCATCGCACTACGGTGTAACCAGCGCAGATCAGGTTGCAGAACGTCTCATTGCTGATTACCTGCTTCAGGCAGATCCTATTCGATTCGCTGAGGTTGTAAAGGCAGAAGGAAGAATGGCTCGTACTCTTGCTGAGCAAGCCCTAAAGGAAGTTGGGGTAAATGGCAATGCTGCTCGTGATATTGCCGCATCAACGATTGCGGCATATGAGACCGCACTGCTTCGTGGAAGTCGAGCTGCGGATAAGGCCCAATACTTTGCAAGCCACAGGACCTGGTTTGAACGGAGCATCAACCACCCATTCCTTGGCGTCTATCCATATTCCTACATGACCCAAAAGGCAATCCCAGGATTGCTAAAGCTTATGTTCAAGACACCAGTTGGAAGGAATGTCTACGCTCCAGCACTTGGCTATTATACGTGGAGCAAGATTGTTGAAGAGGTGAATAACTCAATCAACAGTGATAGGGGATTGGTCAGCGATATCGTAAGCAACGATGCCTTACTGTATGTTTTGACCACGCTACTTCCAGTAACTCCAGACGGTATGGGATTCTCGCTCCCAGCATGGTTGAGGCGTGGAGTTATTCAGCCAGGAATGCGCGGGACAGAAATTACTCCTGGAGAATTTGCCCCAACACTCAGTGAAGTTGTGTCTCAGTTTGGACGAGGAACCGTCCTTGGTCAAACTCGAACCATTCTTGAAGGTACTCAATCCGTTTTGGATATTACACAAGTAAACCAGAATATTACTGGTTTTATTGAATCAAATTTACCAACTCCACAAGAGATCCAAAATGCGGTCTCTGCCATTCGCGGAAATGAATAAATAACCCCCGACACTGTGTTGGGGTGGGTTGTAAAGAAGGAGAAAATGCTGTGGCTGAAGAAGTCGTGAACAGCGTCGTAGACCAGTCGGCTGAGGTAGTTGCCCCAGAGGTAGCTACTGTGCCCACTGAGAACGACGGTGATGTCGCCACTTGGAAGAAGCGTCTAGCAGGCAAGGATCAGGCGCTCACCGCTGCTAAGAAGGAACTTGATGATATCAAGTCCAAGGCAGAGGAACTCTCTCGCTGGAAGGCAGAGCAGGAGCAGGCTCAGATGACGGAGTTCGAGAAGGCGCAAGCCAAGATTCGAGAACTGGAGTCAAAGGCCGCTGCTGCCGAGGCTGCCGCAAGGGAGGAGCGATTAGCGCGGGAATTCCCTCTCGCTTACCAGTTCCAGAAGGATACCAGTGGTCTTGATGAAACCTCCCGCGCTGCTGCGCTAGAGAAGTTCATCCGAGATGCCGCTTCGGTAGCCAAGGAACAGGTCGAGACGGCACCCGCAATCGTTGATCCAAACAATGCGCGTCGGGCAACCGCTGCGCCAACTACTAAGCCAGATTCCAAGAGCATCTCTGAGAAGCTCAAGGGACTGGGTAATCCATTCGCTGATTAGGAAGGAGTAGCTTCATGGCTACCACACTTACCAGCACGTCAGGTTTTTCTGACCTCGTACAGGAACTTGTTTCTGCACGAGCAGCAGAGGAACTGCGCGCACGTGCTGTTCACGCGATGCCAGGGCTTTATGTCCCTGCTCGCTTTATCAAGGGGACGAACACCCTCCGCTACGCTCGTTATGCTGACCTTGGTGTCAACACGACTGCGCTTTCGGAAGGCTCCCCGCCTGTTGACCAGGCCCTGACGATTTCATCCGAGTTCTTCACTGCGACGCAGTACGGTGCTACGGTTGCAATTTCGGACCTTGCCAACATTGACTCGCCACATGACCTCATCAGCATCGCTGCTGAGCGCGTGGCGTATCAGGCAGTTCGCTCAATGGACGTGATCGTCCGCGATAACATCCACAGCACCGCTCTTACGAGTGCTGTCTTTGGTGCTACCGCTTCGGGTACGCTTACCCAGAACGCCGCTAACAGCGCAGTTGCTACTGCTGGTGTTCTCAATGGTACGTTCGTCAAGCAGATTGTTGCTCGACTTAAGGGTGCCAACGTTCCTCAGTTCGCTGATGGCACGTATCGCGCAATCATCCATCCTTCACAGGAGTATGACTTGATCAGCGATACCGCCGTAAACGGCTGGATCGAGTCGCGCAAGTACGTGAACAACACCGACCTGCTTACGGGCGAAATCGGTATGTTCGCTGGCGTGCGCTTCATCGTGTCTTCGGACGCCAAGGTCTACACGACCGCTGGCGCTTCGGCTGGCAACGTGTACGCCGCCCTGTTCCTTGGCCCTGACTCCTACGCAATTGGAGACAGCCAGACCCTCCAGAGCTACTTCGTGGCTCCTGGTGGCGATCACACCGACCCACTCGCACAGAAGGCGCTGTTGGGTTACAAGATGCGTTTCGGTTCGCTCCTCCTCGATGAGGCAGGCGCCCGTTATCGCGTCGTCAAGACCCAGGCTACGGTCGGAGTCTAATCGGTAGGGACGCCGATACCCCCGTCCAGTCTTTGACTGGGCGGGGGAGTCCCGCTAGAATCAACGTAGAGGCACGCCAGACGCGCCAGGAGCCTCGAAAAGGGTCAGGGTGGTACCTAGATACTACCCAAGAGTTTGCGAGCCTCTATGCTCGCTGGGGTCGATATGCTGAAAGTCTTAGTTTGGGGACACGTTGAAGAGGGTCCCTGCGCCTATTTCCGTGGACATCAATTCTCAGAAGAGTTGAAGAAGCTTGGCGTAGAATATCGCGGGCTAAACAAAGTCGGAATGAAGATCAGAGAGGGCGGCGAGAACCTGCTCCTCCCCGAAGCGATGGCTAAGGGACTTGTAGACTTTGATACCTCCGACGTGGATTGGGCAGATGTCGTTGTCTTTAGGCGCTACTACAACACGACTATCTGCTGCAAGACGGAAGAATGCACGTTCGTCACCTTCTCTTATGCAGAAGCATTAAAGCATGAACACGGATGGAAAGAGCGCGACCTTATTACGCGACTCCTCTGGCCCACTTTCCAATATGCCAACCATGGCAAGGCTATTGTCTACGAGACAGACGATGACCACTTCAACATCCGACCGTGGAACGGCTACATCAAGGATGTTCGACCAGAGTACCAACTGATTGAGGAGATGGCAAAGCGTGCCGATCTCGTCACTACTTCCACCAGCACTATTGCTAAACGCTACTCGCGTTTTAATGACAATGTGCGTGTTATCCGAAATGCTATTGATCCAGAACTTTACAAGCCAACAATTGAGCGACCAGCTGGCGACAAGCCACGAGTGGTCTATTACGGAAGCACCGCTCGACTACGAGACTATGCTGGATATCCAGAGGGTCCACGCCAAAAAATCATTGGCGGATACGCTGGCAAGGCAGTCATGGATCTTCGCAATGAACTGCACACCGTCTTCGTTGGGACTAACCCTGGAACGGAAGCAACGGTAGCGCAGTTTTTCCAAGAGCAGCATGGATATATCACTGGCATTAAAGAGTTCTGCGAGGCCCTTGCCAATACGCACCCAGACATTGGCATTGCCCCACTAATGGGCGATGACTTTGACCAAGCCAAGTCCGAACTCCACTGGCTTGAGTACGCCATGACTGGTGCAGCCTTCATTGGCGAGCGATTCCGTGGCGATGGTCCGTACCAGATGGTCCGCAATGGTGTGGATGGGATGCTCGCCCGTGGGCGCGGAGAATGGTACGACGCAATAAAAAAGCTCACACGCAGCAAGGATCTGCGAGAACAACTCGCAGGTGCGGCGCGTGAGCGTGTGCTAAAGGAATATCACTACAAAGATCGAGCAAAGGAATGGGCTGACGCCTTCAAATGGGCAGCCGAGAATAGAGGCAAAGGAGCCAAGATCGCATGAGCACGACATTTTCCAGCCTACTCACTTCGCTGCGGCTCTCCCTACGTGACCCTAACGGGACCACGTGGTCGGATGGCCAACTCGGTGAACTCATCAACCGTGGCATTGATGCCATTGGCGATGTCTACCAATCAGAGGTAATCCAGTCCACTGCCTTCACCCAGCCGATTAGTGGGTCGGTGTTTAGCGTTGCGCTCTCCACGGTGACGTGGCCAGTGCGCGTTGATGTGTATGACGCAAGCGGGAAATATCGTGAGACGGTTCGACCCTCGTCTGGCGATGGTCCCGATTCGGGTTGGGAGGCACATGGAGGAATCCTGTATCTCCCAACCCGTTATGTTTTGCCAGCAAGCACGGGTACGCTCAACATTGTTGGTTATGGAGATTGGACGCAGATTAACACGGCGCAGACCAGCTCTATCACCAACCTAGACACGACCGCGCAGAACGCGGTCAAGGTCTTCGTTGAGGCAGAGGCGCTCACGATGCTTACCTTTGACCGAGCGCAGTATCAACAGTGGCAGGTCTCCTCTGGCTCATCAGATATCTCTGCCCTTGGCATGAACAACCTTGCTCTTGCTGCCCAGCAGCGATGGCGCCAGGAGAAGAACCGCATTCGAAGATTCCGTAAGGGAGGCTGATCGTGGATTTCAACAGGGAAATCAAGATTGCCACTGGTACGGCGACCTCAGCGTATCTCAATCTCAACAGCATCACGACCGCACCCACGGTCGGTACGCCATTTAGCGGCTACGTGCTTGAGAGCGTTTCCTACGCCAATGCTAATGTTGCTGGATTTGTTGATCTTCTTGCTCAACGAGATGGTTCTGAGGCAAACATTGCCACGCTAACCAATCGGCAAATTCAAATGATTGTCCAGGTATACGGCTCATCGTCGGCAGACTTCTACGATAATCTCAATGGCCTTAACTCCGCTTTTCAGCCATACCCGTCATTCGCTTCAAGCGATGACGGGTTTCGTGCGTTGAGGTTTGATCAAGCCACGGTTAGCACATCTGCATTTAGCACAGGTTTTATCCCTTTGTATTTGAATGTCCGACCAACAAGTCTCCCAGTTTATAATTTGAACAATGATTTGGTGACACCGAGGACAAGTGATCGTGGTGTTTCTACAAAGGCTGCCATTTCGTTGATGTGCAAAGACCCAAGGAAGATTAGTCAAACTGCAAAGACTGGCACGCTATCCGTTGGTTCAAACACGCTGACCAACAACGGAAATTACATAGCTTACCCAACGATTACCTTTGTTAACACTGGGGCGCAGCAGACAGCAACAATCTCAACATCAAGTTGGACATCGGTGATTGTTGTTGCCGCTTCCGCGACAACGATCCTGAACAGTACAACTAGGGCGGTGACGGTTGCTGGCTCATTGCAGATGAACTATATCCTTGACGGCACGACCTTTTTGCCAAACCTATATCCAGGTTCCAACGTTATAACGCTGTCATCGTTAACAAATACAACTATTACCTATACCTTCAATGAGGCTTGGTTGTGAACGATCAAAAGAAGTTTCGCCTTATTCTCTGGAGTACGTCGACTTCTGGATGGAGAGACCAGCAAGTTGCTGTTGTTTATGACGCGAAATCAATTGGCGTTGAGGAACACGCTAACGATGTTGGATCTGCATATTGGACACTGAATAACGATCACCCACAGATCTCACAGTTCCAACCGTTGCGTCGCCATTACGAGATTAGTCGATGGTCAGACACTCGTAGTAGATGGGAGTTTGTTGGAGCTGGAATGCTCAATGACTATACCTCTACTGAATATGAAACAACATTCAGTGGCATTGATTACAAGGCCGTCCTAAACCAGATCTTTACCCCATTAAGCAATATTACCTTTGCAACTATTTCTCCAATTAACCCAAACCTTGCCACGGTTCAAAAGACAACTATTTTTAATTCAACCGACGGAGTGACTGGGACCGACCAAGTATATGGCTCTTCGTACGACACTAAGGGTCAGGTTAATTATGATGTTGTTGATACAATGACTGTATCTGATGCAACAATTTCTGCTATTGCAAATACCACAAAAACTATTAGCATTACTTCTGGAACATCAACGTATACAGCATCAGTACAAACACCATATTTACAGTTGACATATAGCCTTGCGTGGACTGGATCAACATCACTTACGGGTGGATTTACTGGTACCTTTGGCGGTCTTACATGGACTGGAGGATTCGCAAATACTCCAATGATGCGGGTTGGAATTTTTGCATCGCCCCCAGGATCACTAGACCTTGGCGATCCGCCAATCGGGGCAACTGGAAGAATTGCAGAATTTAACATTGCAGCTGACTCCTCTTCTGGGGTTAATCGATTTAAGGCTCAAAATCGAGTGGTTGATATTTTGCCATTTTCTGCACGAGAAAACCTTTACACTGCTCTTGTTTCTGCTGGCGCTAACTCTGCAACAGTTGCATCCACGCTTATTGAAACCCCGACTGGCTCCTCTAACAAAACTGGGACACAAACCGTTTACGCATTTAGAAATGGCTTGACATATAGTTTGCAACTTTACGCTGGAATCTATGCTACATTCTCTACGGCTACAAACAAGTGGTATGTATCTCAGGACACAAAAACTAAATCCACTCCAGAGGTAACTCTCGGTCAAGGCACTGAAGATGTCTCTTCAATTGTTCAGCGCGTTTTTAATAACGCAAAGACAACTTCCTCAAGTTCTCGTATTAGGTATGCCTCACTAAGCGTCAGTGGATCTACCTATACAACGCATACCACATACTCCGCTGGTCAACCGTCACTGGATTATATTGGCGACATCTGTGACCTTGAGATGGGAGCACGCGGCGGCGGAACGAAGGCAATCTTTGGCATCAACAAACCCATTGCTGGATCATCGTATAGCGGCAACTTCAAATTATCGTTAAACGTTTCTAGTACTGCCATTACCACTGGACCGTCATTGAAGTATCCAGAGAACATCAAGTCCTATTCATTCTCTCCTGGATTTGCGAAGGTCCGCAATAATATTACCATTGTCCCAACAGAGCGATACCTTAGCGGATCAACTGGTCAAGGAGCATCTGGGGCGCAGATCATCGGAGCGTCAGCTTCTGATAGCGCCAGCATTGCAGCCTATGGAAACATTCCCCTCGTTGCCGCCAAGGGTGGATTCGTCAATGCTGCATCGGCACAAAACGAAGCCAATCGAATGCTTACTTTGTACGGCTCTCTTGACACAACAGTATCTCCAAGCGTTCCCAAGAACACCAAGCAGGTTTCTCTCAGAGTTACCGTAGATGGCATTGATCCATTCTACAACTGGGATGTCGGAGATTCCATTGGCGTAAACGTTGAACATGGGTTAGTGAATATCAACGAGCCGTTTGTCATTTCTGGAGCAAGATGGTTTGGCGAATCTAATGGCCAAGAACTACTGGAACTTGATCTAGTGCAGGGTTCTTCGTTTGCTGCTGCCTTTGGTGGCGGTGGTAGTCAATCCGCTTCTGGAACACCTGCTGCCAGCATTGGCAGTCCAGGTGCTGTCACTCCGCAATTCATTAGGGCTTCTCGAAGATGACAGGAAGCCAGTTTAGCACACTCCTTAATGCCATTGAGGATGTCCGCAAAGACCTCTCTGCCAAGCTGGACTCCATTGATGAGCGCCTTCGAATTGTTGAGGTAGATCAGGCAAAGGCTTCTGCCATTGTGGAAAACAACAATGATCGCACGATTGGTGTACAATGGAAGATAGGGATTACTGTGTCCGCTGTGGGCGTGGTAGCAACCCTGATCGTAAGCCTATTACCGTAGGCTGGGAGTATACATGAGTCTAGAACAAGACATCCATGCCATGCGGCAGATGGGGCTTCCGTTCTCGATTATTGGGTTAAAGCTTGGCCTCACCAAGGATCAAGCGCAGAAGAGATATCAGAAGTTCTTGCTGTCCAACCCCCTCCCCCACACCCCCTCCCCAGAGGGGGACTGGTCTTCTTTAGAGGGGGATCGGTCTTTTAGAGGGGGTCTGGTTAAGAGAGATACCCCCCCTTACCCCCCCAAGGCTGAGGATCTTATCACACCAGTAGAGCCAGTGCAACTAGACTACATTCCAAGGATTGGCTCTCTCAGAGAAAGCACAAACGAACTGGTTGTGGCGGCGGGGGACTTCCAGTTTCCCTTTGAAGACCCAGAGGTGTACGCATCTTTCCTCACCTTCTTGGCAGCAGAGCGACCAGATCGCATCGTGCTGACGGGTGACATCCTAGACCTCACGGCGGTGTCGGCGTATGACCGAGACCCACGTCTGGGAATGCCTGTGCAGGAAGAACTCAACCACGCGCACCGACGACTCGCTGAGATCCGCGCATCGGCTGGGCCAGAGGCGCAGATCTTTTTCTTGTACGGCAACCACGAAGCTCGCCTCTCAAAGTGGCTGGCAAAGCGTGCGCCTGAGTTGGTCGGCATGACCGATTCCGAAGGTCGAGAGATTCTCTCGCTGGCGAACTTGTTGCGCCTTGACGCATTGGATATTACGCCATGTCTTTCTGAAGGATTGGCGTATGCTGGACCAGAACATTTCCGTTCGTACTACCAGATCGCCCCAGACCTCATCGCCACGCACGGGACATACTCCCGCAGCACGGGCGGTGGCGCCAGCATCCTGCCGATTGTGGACGCCGCTGGTGTCTCCGTCGTCGGTGGTCACGACCACTCGCAAGGTGTGGCGTTCAAGACGGTTGGTGGCTTTGCTGGCATTGAGCAGCGTCGTACTGCCGCCATCTCCACGGGAATGATGTGCCGACGGACGGAGTTGGGCTACCTTGCCCAGCACCAGGTCAGCCGCTGGGCTGCTGGCTTTGCGGTCATTGAACTGTGGGGCGAAGAGGCTGGCCAATGGCAGCCTGACTTCGCATCGTGGACAGGGACGGAACTGGTGTGGCGTGGAAAACGTTACCAGCCCAAGAGTGTGGTAAAGTAATCACAACAAATCCATAACGAAAGGGTCGAGATGATAGGGGTCGTAGGTACTGGGCAAGTAGCCCAACATGTTCTTGCAGAGCTGCGCCGTCGGGCGCTGCCACATATTGTCTTCTCACGCTCGGCTGCGCCTATTGGCGAGTCGGGCGTTTCTGTTTTGTACACAGTTGACAGCATCCCAGATCTAATCCGTGAGCATAAGGTGACGAGCGTCATCAACTGCGCGGCACAGCGAGACATCGTAGCCTGCGAGAAAGATCCTGGCGCTGCGGTGACTGCTAACGTCGTACTGCCATCCACGATTGGGCAGCACGTGCGACAGGTGTACATCAGCACGGACTACGTGTTTGACCGCAACGAAGAGGATCGACCGCTGGATGAGAACGCTGAAACCAAGGGCGCATTGAGCATCTACGGGCAGACCAAGACAAAGGGTGAACACGTGGTTTTAGCAAACAACGGCGTAGTCGCACGCATCAGTAGTCCGTTTGGAATCTACCCATCGCCATTTAAGCCAAGCTTCGTAGACTTTGCCATCATGAGTCCCAACTCGCTAGATCTCCCAATTGACCAATACTTCCATCCAACGTACTTGCCAGACGTGGTTGGCATGATTGTAGACATGGCACTAGATAGCAAGTACGACGGCATCTACCACCTTGTCGGTAGTGGCAGGGCTGACTGGGCGTTGCTGGCACAGGTTGCTCGCAAGTTCCGCAAGAACAAGCAGAAGGTGACTGGCTCTGTTCGCAACGACAAGACTCGACCAAAGCATGGGGCGCTCATCAATACTCGGCTTATCCCGTTCCGACATTGGATGATTGCGCTGGAAGAATATTGCAAAGGCCAGTTGGCTGAAGAAAGGATCACGCGATGAAAGCACTAATCGTTGGACACCGTGGCTACCTAGGGCCACTTGTCGTCAAGCACCTCAAGCGTGGCGGCGTCACCGTCCACGGTCTGGATGAGGACTGGTATACCGAAACGATCAACGAACTACAAGGTCAACACATTCCGCACAGCGAGCGCAATGGACTGGATGCACGCTTAGTCGACCTTGATCCACTTGGCTCATACGATATCATCGTCTGGCTGGCTGCCGTCTCCAATGATCCACTCGGTGAACTGAATGTCCTAGATACGCAATGGTCTAACTACGAGCAGCCGATGCTCCAAGCGAAGCGGTTCTGGCACGAGAACCCATCGGGCAAGTTCATCTACATTTCGTCTGCATCCGTCTACGGAGCTGGTGAGACCCAACCATCTACGGAGTTCTCACCAGTTAATCCGCTCTCTGCCTATGGTCGGACCAAGGCAGCGATGGATGCGTGGCTCCTTGGTCAGGATCACCACCCGTGGGTATCACTCCGCCTTGGCACGCTCTGGGGCGAGTCGCCCAATATGCGGCGTGACCTTGTGGTCAATGCCTTCGTTTGGGAAGCAATCCACAATGGCGTGATCCGACCAATGTCGGATGCCCGACGACCAATCCTTCACGTAGACGATGCGGCGTGGGGCATTGCGCTCGCCGCCCTCAGTCCAGCCGTTCGTGGTATCCTCAACCTCTGCGCTGAGAACATCACGGTTTATGACTTGGCCAGTCGAGTTGGTGATGCGCTCTCAGTTCGTGTAGAGTACGGTAGTGGCGACGGCGACCGTCGTGATTACCACATGGACAACTCACGAGCGTTGTACAACCTGGAAATTAGGGAGGGCGAGTTGAAGACGACACACAATCCAGACAATCTGTGGCGCGTATCTCATTGCTTGCGCCGCTATGATTACCTACCAACGCGCACCGAGATGTACAAGAAGTTGTTGGGCGAATGAACGTCTCGCAGGTTCTTGATGTCGCGCTAAAGGCGAAGGCTGAGGTCGGTCGACCATCGGCTCGCCGTTGGCGTGGTTCCCTGTTGGGAGCCTGCATTCGTCAACAGTGGTACAACGCTGAAAAGGTGGAGCCAAGCAACCCATTCCCCGACAGTCTCTACCGTGTCTTTGAGCGAGGTCATGTCGTTGCCGAAGTCCTGAACCGAGCTGGGCGTGAAGCCGAGCGGCTTGGTCTGCTGGAGTCATTCCGAGAGGAAGTGCCGCTGGTCTGGGACGAGTACAACTTCTCTGGCAATGCCGATGCTGTGGTGCTCCGCAAGGATGGCATCAATGAGGTCTGGGAGTACAAGTCGATCAACAGCCGTGGAATGCAGTACCTCAAGGGCGTCAAGCCTGAGCACGCAATCCAGGCGTCCATTTACGCACATATTCTGGAGTTGCAGACAGGCGACCCACACGAAGCCCGTGTGGTCTATGTCGCTGCCGACAACTTCCAGATTGTGGAGTTCACGCTGGACAGGGCGTGGCGCGAACGCGCCGTGCGTGTCTTGCGTGTGCTACAATACTTTGGTGAACGGAAGCCGCCCCGTTTGCCGTCCCGCAAGGGGAAGGATATGAAGGCGGAGTGGCCCTGCAAGGGCTGCCAGTGGTTAAAGGAGTGCAGAGGATGACGCAGCCAGTCAAGCTCGCGGCGAAGATCGCCAAGGTTATGGAGGCGGTGGGTTATGTTCCCAAGACGGGAACCAACTCAGCGCAGGGATACAAGTTCGTTCAGGCATCGGTTGTTGCCGACAAGGTGCGAGAGCAGTTGGCTGCTCTCAATGTGTCGATGACACCAACGAACATTGATGTGATTAGTGAAGGGCTTACGCCCAGCGGCAAGCAGTCGTTGCTGACGCTGCGCTTCACATGGACGCTGACCGACGGCGAGACGGGCGAGACTATCTCGTTCCAGTCCATCGGCACGGGCGCGGACTCAGGCGACAAGGCGGCGTACAAGGCTGCCACTGGCGCACTGAAGTACGCGCTGCTGCTCGGCTTCCTTGTACCAACGGGCGATGACCCAGAGGGAGACATTGCAACGGACAAGGTGTCGTCTGCGGCAAAGGCGCTGTTTGGGGATCAGGAGCGCGTCGCTCCAGCCCCAGCGAAGAAGGTTGAAGTAGGGGAGTTTGATTTCTAATGACTGAGAACAAGCGCGGCCCACAGGTCGCAGTTGACGTATGGCTCTCTGATAAG